GCACAACACACAGGTGACTGGAACCAGTTTATCAGTAACTAAATCTGATGATGTTACAGTTCTTGGTACTAGAACTGTTACTACAGATGAACAAGCGAAACCGATTGTAGGTATAAATAGTGATTAACGGAGGGTTCCAAAATCACTTACATTTAATGTATGGCTTGCCTAACGGCTGGCTCTATCCAGTTACAGATACTTCCGATGTTTTAAGCAAACGGAAACAACGCAAACGTAAAACGGAACAAGAATTATTAGAAGAATACTTAGCGGCTCAAATACTGGCAGGACGACAAGCCGAAGCATTAGCAGCCAAGCAAACAGCAGAAAAAGCATTAGCTAATGCAAAATTAGAAGCTGAAGAAAAAACAAAACGTGTGCGGTTATTTATGTTGTTTATGTTAATGGACGATTGATGAGCAAATATAAACTATTTCAATATTGTCACAGTGCTGGCAAAGTAGTACCTATTGAAGAAGTCAAGCGAGAATACCAATCTAATGCACGAGACCTGTTTATACAGGATGAGATGCCACCAACTCGCAATCCCCTTAATCCTAAAGAGATTTATACCAGTAAATCAAAGCTTAGAGCGGCTTATAGGGCTGCTGGAGCTGTTGAGGTCGGAGACGCTTATGATCGTGGGTACAGTCCTGAAAAGGAACGTAATACCGCAGATAAGACCGTTTCCGCTTTTATTAACCAAGTAAGAGAGAGGTTAAACCATGGAAGATAATGCAGTAGAAAGCACCGAAGTCTCCGCAAAGATTAACTTACGAGATACCCTACGTCAGCAGCTTCAAGACAAGTCCGAAACACAGGTACAATCCGAACCAGCTAAAGAAACAGAAAGTGAAAGCCAGGAACCAACAGAGGCGCAAGAAGAAACCCCTGTAGCGGCGGTTGAACCTGAGCGACCTTTGCTGGTGGCTCCCGCTGACATGAATGCTGTCGAAAAGGATGCTTTCCTTAACCCTACCCCTGCTAATGCTCATATTCTGCAACAGTACCTTAATAGACGTGCCTACGAGACTAAAACACAGTACGACCGTAGGATGCAGGAGGTCAACCAGCTTCGTGAGCAGACCAAAAGCTACTATGATGCCATTAAGCAGTACGAGGACGAGTACGCCAAGGCTGGCATAAGCATAACCGATGTCACCAAGCGAGCTATTGCCTGGGACAAGGCTATGCAAGCTAATCCAGTTGAGACAGCCAGAGAATGGCTTGAGTCTTATGGGCTGACTATGGACGAGCTAATGCAAGCTCCACAGCAGCAACAGCAAGCCAATTACCTAACCAGGGAAGAAGCTGAAAGATTAGCTGAGGACCGTTATAAAGCCTTGCAGGGCGAGCAAGAAAAAAAGGCGCTTGAATACTACAACCAACAGATTGTAAACTCCTTTATGAGTGCAAAGCCTCTATTTAGAGACCCAGAAACAGCTTCGCAGTTAGAAGCTGAAATGACTCCAGTAGTGCAAGCACTCAACGGTACGGGTCGTTACAGCTCCGCACAGGAGGTCCTTGAGACGGCGTACAATTATGTGGTTAATGGCAATCCGACCTTTTCCCGTTTGCAGTCTAAAATAACGGCAGGTCAGGTAGTCCAACAGCAGCAAGCGACCACTCAAAAAGCAAAGCAAGCTGCAAAGTCAATTACTGGCTCCGCTGGCAGTGGAACCCCCAGAGTACAAATAAAAGATATTCGGGATAACCTTGCCAAGCGCTTCAGTGGAGAATGAGCCTTGAGGTTATCCCACAAACTATAAGGGATAACTAAAATGGCTAATTTAGAAGAGGCAGTAGTAGCAACCCTTTTCGACCAGTCGGATTCTATTGCGGATGAGGTATTGCACCACAACCCGCTTCTTTCCACGCTGGACGAGCAGGGACTAATTCGTAAGATTTCTGGTGGTTATGAGCTTCGTAAGCCCATTATGTACAATGATGCGGCTGTTGGAGGTTTCTACCAGGGTTATGATTCTTTCGACCTTTCGGCGATTGATGACCTGACAGCGTTCCGTTTTGCTATCAAGCAGGTTTATGAGCCTGTTGCAATGAACGGACGTGAGCGTCGTGCTAACCGTGATGAGGCGCAGCTCCTTGACTTGGCTGAAGCTAAGATGAAGGCAGCTATCGCTCGTTTGAAGAACACTGTATCCACCTCGCTTCGTGGCGATGGAACGGCTTTCGGTGGTCTTGAGTTCGACGGTGTTAAGAAGGCAGTTTCGACTTCGCCTTCTTCTGGCACATACGGAGGAATCGACCGCACATCCAACACTTGGGCTAGAAACTACGCCACAAACGTAACGCTTTCTGCTTCAAACGTTCAGGAGACCATTACGGACGTTATCAGCCGTCTCACACGAGGCGATGAGGCTCCAGATTTGGGACTCATGGATCGTACGGCTTGGAAGTATCTTCATAGCTCGCTCACGGCTATTCAGCGTATTCAGCTTCCTACAAAGAAGGCTGTAGCTGGTTTCCGTGTACTTGCTTATGACGGATGCGACTTCGTATTTGATGGTGGATTTGGAAGCTCAGTTCTTGAGACCAACTCATGCCGATTGCTCAATACCAAGTATTGGACATTCGACATGGTTCGAGGCGCTGACTTCAAGCCACTAGCACCAACAATGGATCGTCCAGTTGACCAGGATGCTTTCTTCACCGTAATTCTCGTTGAAGGAAACCTATGCTGTGCAGCTCCTGCGCTCCAGGGTGTTATTTACGCTTAATTTGGAGGGCTAGAAAATGTCACAGAGTGCATCATTCGGAGTTAATTACAAGAAAACCTTTACAGGCACAGAGTCGCCAGTACCAGCATCGCTGATGACTGTAGGCTCGCTTACAGAGGGTGAGTTTGTATTCGTTCAAGCTGATGGAGCTATCGACCAGTACGGTTTCGTTAAAATCGAAGCTGATGGTCAGGCTGCTATGCTTACAACTACAAACGCTGGTTCTCAGGGACTTTTGGTTGGCGTAGCTCAGGTAGCTGCTGCCGACAACGAGTACCTCTGGGTATGGGTAGGCGGTCTTAACGGCGGCGGAAGTGGATCGGGTATCAAGGGCAAGCTTGCAGCGTCGTATGCTGCTAAGGCTAACCTTTTTACTACGGCTACAGCTGGTGTTGCTGACGATGCTTCTACAACTAAGATTTCTTATGTTGTAGGACTTACCACTAACACGGGAGCAGCTGCTGTAGAGCTGTTCTCAGTAGGTCACCTCAAGGTGAACTAATAAAACGGGGGGTAGCAATACCCCCCAATTTTGTGAGGGTTTATGCCATCGGTAACCAGTCTTATTGGTCTTGGTATGCCACCTGAGCATGCAGTTCAGATTTGCGACGGAGTTCAACCTTCCGTTGTAGATGCGACTGCTGCTGGTGTTCGTACCAAGCAAGCTATTAACAACGTAAACGATACAACGCCAACGGCTGCTGAGTTGACCACCTCTTTTGGTGCGCCAGCTACAGTAGGAAGTGGATTTGTAGGTATTGTAAAAGATAACGATGCCGACACTAACTGCTTTGTTGTAGTTAGTAACGGAACGTCATTCTTCTACTTGAAGTTTACAAAAGCTACATAGCTTTAAGGGGGGAGTAATCCCCCCAATTTATTAGGTGATTTATGACCGCATACGCAGGTAACACAGTTACAACTACTCCTACAATCAATACGGCATCGAGCACCACAGTAGCGGCTGCTAACGGCTTTAGAAAATGCCTTATTATACAGAACAACTCGGCTGCTAACATTGCTATAGGTCTTGAAGGGCAAGCTCTTACAGGCATAGCTGCTACAGCCACTAACAAATGCTACGTGCTTCCTAGTACGGCAGGCAGCAATGTTTTGCGATTTACAGAAGGATTTATACCAGCGGGAGCGATAACGGCGTACCAGACATCTGGCAGCTCTATCAATACCTTGGTCGTTATAGAGGGCTAGTGCTATAAGTAGGTAGGCAATAACGCCTATTTACGGAGATTACGGTATGGCACACATAGACTGGCAGGGCATCATGAATGGGCAGCAAACGCCCAAGAAGCGATACTCTGGCGCTAATGTCCGTTTCTTTAATGCCTACAACGAGAATGAGGAAAAATCCCTAAAGGAAGGGCGTCCGATATTTGATGAGATTCCATCTATCAGTATTCAATTCCCAGGCATGGATGAAACGGTTAGACGTATTGAGCCGCAGGATATTCGAGATTACCCAGATAAGTATGCTGCGTTTAAGGCTGGTTCAGAACCAGTAACAGAGGGTACGCCACTATCTGAGTGGGCAATGATGTCAGGCTCCGCTATGCGAGAGCTTCAGTACCTTGGATTCAAAACAGTAGAGCAACTAGCTAATGCTTCCGATGAGGCAAAACGCAAACTAGGCACTTTAGGCAAGTTTGCAAAGTTAGCTCAAGATTGGCTGGCAGCCGCTAAGTCGGACCAGAACGAGGTTGTTAAGCTCAAGCAGTTGCTTGAGAAAGAGCAAGCTCGCACAGCTAAACTTGAGGAGAAGTTGGAGCTTTTCATGCAGCGTGTCGAAGCCAATGAAGGTACAGACTTACGCTCACATCGAAGGGAGGTGATCCAATCTACTGAAGTTGTGGACGAACTCGATGATGTTGATGAAACCGATGAACCAGTGAAGCGTAGGGGTCGACCGAGAAAAGTATGAGCATAGCCACGGTTATACAAAATGTTGCAAATGAGGCTGGTTACACTGTTGAGTCGAATATATTTTCGTCGACTGAAACGACTACTAAGCAGCTTCTGGCTATAGCGCAACGTATTAACCGTGACATATTTGAGGCGTATCCGTGGCAGAAGTGTTACGCTTCTGGTTCCATAACGCTGGTATCTGGGCAAGCCACGTATGCCCTGCCAGCGGCTTTTTCCCATTACCAGTACGAAACCTTCTGGAATCAAAGCACTCGTTGGAGAATCCTTGGCCCAATGAGCGAGCAAGAGTTTGCTGAGATTGAAGGCTTTGGACTTTACCCTACTATTTATCAGCGCTTTCAGATTCGAGGGATGAGCAACAATGAGTTGTTAATTAGTCCAACGCCAGGCGCTCAAAACAATGGCAACATAGTCATATTTGAGTACATTGCAGACAGAAGCGTTGTTCCTAAGACTTGGACAGCTTCTACTGCCTTTGCTGCTAATGCCTACTGTTTTTATAACGGCAACTACTACCAGACTACAGCAGGTGGCACTACAGGCGCTACAGCACCTACGCATACTAGTGGGAGCGTGTCTGATGGCGGTGTAACCTGGACGTATTACAACGGTGCTTATAGTGAGTTTCTAGCTGATACAGACAAGAGCATATTTCAAGAGAAGTTGCTTGAGCAGGGCGTATTAGAACGCTTTGCTGAGATTCACGGGCTAGACAGTATTCGACCTAAGTTTGATCAACAGTTGCATGAAGAGTTTAGTCGTTCGGCAGCAGGTAAGATTATTTGGGCTGGTGGGGCTAATAGACCTCTTCAGTATGCAAGAAATGGCGTAGCAGTGTTTGGTACTTGGATCTAACTATGGCAATGAATCAACAAGGATTCCATCCTGAAGCACCAGAGTTTGCTAAGAGCAGACCAGATGCTTACTATGCTTGGCTAACCAGTAATGGCTTTCCGCATCAGGTAGCTTACGACCAAACCACTTCCATATTTGGTGCGCCTAAGACTCCAGAGCAGATACAAAAAGAGCAAGCAGCAGCAGCTCAAAGATCGGGATTGGCTCAGACTGGAGGCATGGTTGGTGGTGCTATTCTTGCTAATCAAGCCATTCAAGGGTTTCCAGCTTTAAGTGGAATGTTTGGTAAAGGCAGTGCCGCTGTTGCACAGCCAACTCTACTTGGTGGATCTAATATACTTGGTGGCGCTACTGGTATCGGTAGTGGTGGAACGGCAGCAACAGAAGTTGCTACAACAGGGGCTACCACAGCTGGAACAACAACCGCCGGTACTTCTACACTTGGTTCAATCGGCTCGGTAGCTTTACCAGTAGCCGCTACAGCAGCAGTTTTGAGTAACGCCTGGGAAACCGGCATGAAAGATATTGTGCGTGGTCGTGGAGACAGAGCTGATTGGACTAATCAGGGTATAAACATACTTACTGGTGGCGTACCAAATATAGCTCTTCGATTACTTGGCAAACGCTCCATTGGCGCAATAATGAAATCTGGAAAATCGGGGGCTCAACAACTAAGAGATAGTTTTCGTGGTGATTTACGAGAAGCAGGTGTTGCAACTAAACTTGACGGCTCGGATCATGTAACGCTTGCTGATGGATCTAAGTTTAATATCGGTCTTGATGGAAAAACTAAGTACAAAAATGCCGATGAAAAAACTACTCGCAATGCTTGGGACGTCGACATGGAGAATCCATTGGCAAAGCTTGCTACTGATAAGCTTGACCCAATGATCCGTAACATATACGGAGCAGATGATCCTAAGCGTAAGTTCTTTCCAGGTCAGTACACTGGAATGTTGGTAAACGCTGTAACTTCAAACGCTAAAAATGAGCAGGATGTTCTTGCTAACATCGAAGCAGTATTAGGCAAGTCAAAGTTTGCTAAAGAGGCTGGGGTAGGTGTTACACCACCGCCTCCACCACGTCCGCCAAAGGGTGAAGTGGTACGTGTATCACCTGGAATGTATATGAACGATAAGGGGCATATCCAGGCAGCTAAAAGTGTAAGACAAGCGTTAAACATGAATTATAAGCAAAGCAAGGAAAAGAAATGAAAGGCGAAAAACTCAAAGGCGCATTGAGCAGAGGACCAAAAGAGAAAGCTATGGAGCGTCTTTCGCCTGGCGTTTACCGTGGCAGTAAAGGCGGTCTTGTTGGACAGGGTGGTCAAGCTATTCGTAGGCAACCACAGCCACAGGCACCCCAAGCTGTAGCTGATGCTGCTAGCGGCATGAGGCAGCCAGGACCATTACCAACGCAAGCATCACCAGAGCAAGTGGGACAGATGATAGCTGGACAGCCTATGTATCAATTTCAAATGCCGCAGCCATCAGCAAACATGGGAGGAAAGTATCGCTTGAGTCCTGGTGTATACGGCACTCGTGAGCAAGCTATGCAGCAAATGGATCAGCGAGGTCCAGGACTACAAAATGGACTTGGGCAGCAAGGTTATATGCCACCAATAGATTGGAATCAAATGGTTAATTATCCAGCTAGTATGCCACAACAGCCGCAACAGCAGCAGCAAATGCCAACAAGACAACAAATGCTTAGGAAGTACTAATGCCATTTCAGGGATTCACAATGTCACCTCCATACGGAGGGTTAGATTTAGTAAGTCCGATAGACAATATGGATCCAGCCTTTGCGCTGGAACTTGTAAACGTGTTCCCTGGAGCTGGTGCGCCTACAGTTCGCCTTGGCTATGAAAAGTTTGCTGATGTTGGTACTAGCACTCCAATTAAGTTACTAGCGCCAATTAACCTTAAAGACGGCAGTACTCAACTTATAGCTTGCAGCAATAGCAAGATTTACAAGATTACTACTGCTGGTGTTTCTAGCGATATAACTGGTAGCACTACGCCAACAACAGGTGATTGGCAGTACATAACGTTTGCTAACAATCTGTACCTTTGTAACGGTACTAACAATGCTCAAGTTTACACAGGCACAGGTACTTGCTCTGATATTACCTTTACTGGTGTTAGTAAAAACTTGCTTGTTAACGTAACGGCGCATAAAGAGCGTTTGTACTTTGTTGAGGCTAATACAGCTAAGGTTTGGTATGGAGGTTTGCAAGTTACTGGTACAGGTGGCACTCCTGCTCTTACTGCTTTTGATTTTCAGTACGTTTTTACTCGTGGCGGGTTTCTTGTTGCGATTGGTAGTTACAGCAATAGTGCCAATGTAGCGGCACAAGATTACTTCTGGGCACTTAGTTCAGAAGGCGAAATAGTTTTTTACACTGGTACTTATGCTGGCGACCCTACGACATGGGGACTTGTTGGGCGGTACATAATTGGTAAGCCGTTAGGTTATAGAGCCCATGTGCGAGTTAATAATGAAGTCTGGATTATTACAGAGCAGGGCATAGTTCCAATCTCTGCTTTATTTTCAAGCGACCCAGAACAAGCGTTAAACGCTATCAGTCAGAAAGTAAATCCATTTATATCTGAGTACGCTGTTACGACGTCTTTTGATCATCAATGGTCTGGCTTTTTTTGGCCGCAAGGTAGAAGAGTTTATATCAATATTCCAACGTCAGGCTTAGGTTGTAAGTTTCTAGTGTATTCAATCGACACTAAAGGTTGGACTGTTTTTGAGATGTTCAGCGATGAGGATTGCCTAGCAGCGACGGTCTTTAACAAGCGTCCATTTTATGGCTCATCCACTGGCATTGTATGGGAGGGTGAGTCTGGGCAAGCCGACGCTGTAACAACTACAGCAAGTCAGCCAATCAGATTTAGTGGTCGCACCGCATTTAGCTTTTATGGCTCACGAGGTAATTACAAAGCATTTAAGGATATTCGCCCAATACTAAAAACAAAACGTGGCGTTACTCTTAACCTTGGCTTAGATGTTGATTTTAAGAGAGCACCAACAGTTACGACTGTTACTACACCATCAGGAGTGTTCACGCCGTGGGGCAGTCCTTGGTTTAGTCCTTGGTCAGCAGACATTGAATACATCTTTGATAGATATGCTGTTAAGGGGCAAGGGCATTGTGCCGCTGTCAGATTTGGTGGTTCAGTCAAAAATACAACTATGCAAATCCTTGGTTTTGAGGTGAGATTTGATTTAGGCGGACAGGTATAATTATGGCATCAGCATTAGGAAAAGACCCAACAAAGAAAGATAATGCTCCGTTTGATGTAGCACGAGCACAACGACGTGTTGATTACTTAAAGCGTGTTAGACCTAACGACCCGCAGATCAAGAAGCTACAAGGTGGCATTAAGAAAGCTGGTGGAGTACAAGCGCCAGCTCCGGCTCCAACAGGACCAACTTCATTTGCTGACATGACAAGAGAGCAGCAGGTAGAGCAAGGCTTTGAGGCTGGTGGACAAGCTTATGGTGACATCGTTAATCGCTTCCGTGGGTTTGATCCTTACCAGATGCAATCTCAGTATCAGCCTGGATTTCAAACCGAAATGGACAAGGCAAGGCAGAACGTATTGGGTACGTTTGAAAGACGTAACCAGGAAGAGTTTCAGCGTCAACAAGAGGACGTACAGCGCCAGATTGCAGAGCGTGGATTAGATCCAGCTTCCCCAGCAGCACAGGCACTTTACAAACAAACCAATGTTCGCCAAGACCTTGCACGACAAGAGGCTATGAGTGCCGCTGAGACTGCTGCGTACGGCATACAGGAGCAAGGCTTTGGACAGGCTTATAAAACTGCTATGGCACCTTATGAGCAATTCCAAGCAATTCAGGCTCCGTATGTTGCTGGCGTTGGCGCTCAGTATCAAGGAGAGCAACTTACTCAACAGCAGCAGTTTGCTAAGGAACTTGCAGCACTAGAGAACAAATACAAGTTACAGCAGATGAGAGCTATGCCTCGTGGCGGTGGCGGTGGTGGACAGCCTGGACCTACTCTTTATGAGCGTATGCAAGCAGAAACTTTAGGACAAGGATACGGACAGCAGCAACCTAATCCGTGGGCAAATGTTGCTCAGGGAGTTGCACAAGGTGTAGGCGCTGGAATAACACAAGGTCTTATGCGAGGTGGAAGCTAAATGGCGACATTAGAAGAAGCATTATACGACCTTAACTTTTCACCAGCACAAACTGGTTATGGTATTGGCCAACAAGCATTGGCTCAAGCTACACCACAGCTTATCAACCCATACGGCTCAACAGGACAGGCTATTGGTATCAGCCTTGGTTCAGTATTGCTTCAGTCATTATTGGGCTACCAGGCTAGGTCTCAAGCTGCTCAGGATACTTTGCAAGCCAATACTCTAGCGAACCAGATGATGAGCATGACTACGCCACAGGCTAGGACTGACTTTATTGGTGGGCTAGACGACCCCATGCAGCAGTCTAGGCTTTCTACTTTGGCTACGGCACTGACAACACAAGAGCAAGCTAGAAAGGTTAAAGCAGCTGATACACTATTAGGATTAGAAACAGCCGCAGATTTTGAGCTTGGGCCTAAAGGCACAGAGCTGTTCAATCGCAAGACGCAAGCGGAATTAGGTAGAGCATTAGCAACAGCAGCAGCAAATCGCAAACCTGTTGTTGAAAAAGATTGGTTTGAAAAGATTCCAGCCGCACAAAAATCAGCGTTTACAGGCACGACTGGTCAGGTGGAACAACTTCGCAACTTAGCTAACACATTCAGAGAGCTTGGTTCTAATGCAGTTGAGCTTAATATTGAAAAACAGATTCCAGGTAGTAAAGCAGACTTAGCTCTTTCTGCCATGCAAACCTTAGTCCCTAGCACAGTTAAAATGCTGGGAGACACAGGAGCATTGTCAGCCTACGATCAAGAGGCAGTAAGAAAAGCTACGTTAGGCAGTAGATTGTCTGGTTCAGTAAGTATTGCCGACAGACTTGATCAACTTGCCGACCTGGCTCAATCCAAAACTATTACTTCTCTTGAAGCATATAAAACAGCTTCTGAGTCTGGGGGCGCTGGCTTAATGGAACAATTAAAAGCTGGACAAGGCGCAACTGGAGACCAAACAGCAAAACAAAAACGCATGGAAGAATTAAGGCGTGGAATTGCTGAAATGAAAACATTACTAGCACAAAGGCAAAAGTAATGGACGAGGAATTAGCAGCACTTGAAACAGAGTTCGCAAGTTTGCAATCAGCATTAAATGAGCCAACTACTGCTCAAATAATAGATAGCTTGCCTTTTTATCATCCATTAAAGGTTGAACAAGCTAAACAACAGCTTATGTTTGATGTTCCTGTTGGTGTTGCTAAAGCTGGTGCTGGTCTTGCTGATATACTTTCTTATCCTGTTATTAAGGGAGCACAGCTAGCTGGCGTGTCACCAGAAACACTTCCTACATTTGGCGCATCTCAGTTAGTTTCTACCCTAGCAGAAAAAGCAGCGCCGTATGTTGGACCAGTTGGTGTGCAGCCTGAAACTAGCACCCAGGAACTAATTAGCTTTCTATTACCTTCACCGCTATCCAAAACTTCTGCTGCTGCTCAAGCTGGTACTGGGCTGGCGTCTTATTTAGGATTTAAAGGGGCAGAAGCTATAGCTCCAGAGTCAGCAGTATTGCAAATTGCAGGAGCAGCGTTAGCGCCGTCAGCAGCAACCTTAACGGGCAGAGGCATTAGTGCAGCAACACAAAGACTTGCACCAGGAGTCAATGTTGCGTTGGGACAAGAGGAAGCTCTTCGTGCAGCAGCACAAGCTGAAGTGTTGCGTCGAGCAGGACCAGAGGCAGCTGAACGATTGCGAATTGCACAAGAGATTCCAGAGCTGGGAACTGGCGTTGGTGGTGCCCAACTGTCTGCGGCAGAAATAGCTCAAACTCCGTCATTGGCTCAGTACCAACTTGAAATGGGTAGCAGGGAAGGAGCCGCTGAAATTATTAAAGCAGCTGAAGAAGTGCGAGGGCAAGAACTGCAAGCTGCTTTGACAAAGTTGGGGATACAGCCAGAAAGTGGTGATTTTGCAATAGCGTTACGAGATGCGGCAGATCAAGCAGCTAAAAAACAAGCTGCCTCAGAAGGAAGCATATTGCGTTCGTTAGGCTTAACAGAAGAAGCCAAAGCCATTACTAAAACCGAACGTGGCGCAACTTTACGTGAAGCAATATCAACTAAAATGGATGACGCAGACAGTCTTGCGTCAGAAGCATGGCGAGCCGTTGATAAAGAAACGAAACTTGATGCATCCAATACATTAGAGAAGATACTAACTGATTTTAAAAACTTTGATGAATTAGATAGAGCAGACGCTATAAGCGATGTTCCCAAACTTGCCAGAGTTTTGAATCAAACAGAAAAGTATCTTCAGCAAAATGACGGCATTATCACTGTTGGTCAACTACAAGGCTTGCGACGAGCAGCTGGTAGGGCAATGACAGAAGCAAGCGGTAAAAATAAAACTGCTGGTCGTTTAATGGGCGACTTTAGAGAAAACTTAGAAACAACAGGATTGAAGTATTTTTACGATCAAACTGTTGGTGCGCCAGGAGGCTTACCTGGAACAGCTGCTACAGCAACAGACTTAAACGCATTACAAAAACTAAGCACTGCTATTGATAAAACCCGTGAAGCAAAGCAAATCTTCAACGAAGGTGTAGTTGGCGAGATAACGGCGTTACGTCGTTTCAAACCAAAATTAAAGACAAGTTCAGTTATTGATAGAGCATTAAAGAATCCAGAAAATGCTTCTGAAATCATCGGCAAGTTTGGTAAAGATTCTGTTGAAGCAACTGAGCTTCGACTTGAAATGCTAGGGCGATTAGACAAGGCGACCAACCCAACAGAGTTTTTAGGACGCAATAAAGATACGCTGAAAGCAATTTTTGGTGATGACTATGCCGAACTAAACAAGTTTGCTCAGCAAAAAGGACGTAGCACAGGGCTTGAGCAATTTGAACGCATTACTGATACGCAAATACCAAACAAGATATTCGCTGACCCCACTCAAGTAACTAATTTTATGAAACGGTTCCAAGGGACCGAACTTGAGCAATATGCTCGATCTAAGTTTATTACTACAAAACTCACGAAAAGTGGTAATGTTCTTGCAAACCTGCAAGCTAACAAAAAGATTGCTCAAAAGTTATTTGGAGCAGATTTTAACGATCTTGAAAAAGTTTTAACAGATTTAGACCTTTCTAAATCGCCTGCACAGTTAGCAAAGGCTGCTAGTAAAGGACAATCAATTACAGCACAGCGGCTTACTACTATAGGAGAAATTGCTGCTGGTCGTGGTGTAATCAATTTAATGGAAAAGGGCGGTCCAGCTATTGGTACTACTATTGGAACAGTAGCGGGAGGATTGCCTGGAACTTTGATTGGTTTGACTGCTGGCGGTTTAATTTCCAAAGCTGGTGCAGCTAGACGTACGCAAATGGATAAGTTCGTAGCCGAAATATTGGCTAATCCTAGCTTGATTAAGTTTGCTGCTGCGCCTCCAACTGAAGCTAATGTCCGCAAGCTAATGGATATTAGTCAAACTTTGCAACGTGGCAGTCTAGCCGCAGCGAATACGGCAACACCAGTAGAAGCATTACAGGCTGAAACAACAGATCCAGAGTTAGCTGCACTTGAGTCTGAGTTTGAATCTTTAAAAAAGTTACTCGGGCAAGCAACACCACAACCTGAATCAATCAAAGTAGGTAAGCAAGACGTAAGCATACCAGTAGGCGAGCAATACGCTCCACCTGCGCTTGTTAAGGCTGTTATGCAAGTTGAGTCTGCTGGTAAGCCTGAAGCGGTAAGTGACAAGGGCGCTAGTGGCTTGATGCAGCTTATGCCTGCTACAGCTAAAGAGCTTGGCGTTAAAGATAGGTTTGATCCAGCGCAGAACGTAGAAGGTGGCAGTCGTTACTTGCAACAAATGATCAAGAAGTATGGCAAGACAGATTTAGCTTTGGCTGCGTATAACTGGGGACCGAACAACATAGACAAGGCTATTCGTAAGGTTAAATCAGAAGGCAAGCGTGTCACCTGGGCTAATATCATGCAGGTAGTTAAGGTGCCGATGGAGACACGTTTGTACGTTAATAAAGTCTTAAAGAATAAAGAAGTAGAAGCATAAGGAGAGAGTCATGGCTTGGGCTGGTGGAACATTTACAAGAGCAAACGGAGCTAACGAGTGGGTAACAGATTTTAACAATGGCGTTGGCATTGAACCTGCTCGTCACGATACTCAGGACAATGATTTAGCTACTGGTATCAATAATTGTCTAACTAAAGACGGGCAAAATACTCCAAATGCGAACCTTCCTATGGGAGGATTTAAGCACACTGGAGTAGCTAACGGTTCTGCTAATACTGACTACATGGCTTATGGTCAGATCAGAAACGGTACTCCACTCTACATGGATACCACTAATAATCGATTGGGTATCAATACAAGTACACCTGTTGGCGCATTGGATATTCAGACATTGAATACTGGCGTAGGCGCTAACGGTACAACCATTAGTCAATTCAGCAATAATGCTGGTGAATTACCAGAAGTCAATTTGCGCAAAAGTAGAGGCACAACTCTAGGCACTAATACGATTGTGCAAAATGGAGATTATTTAGGCGCTATTCGATTTTGGGGAGCAAACGGCACTGGCTACAATCAAACGGCTTTGATAACTGCTGTCGTTGACGGTACTCCAGGTGCAACAAATGATATGCCTTCTAGGCTTGAGTTTTATACGACTCCAGACGGCAGTGGAAGTCCCGTTGAAAGATTAAGAATAGGTAATGGTGGTGAAATCGGCATTGGAACAACGCAAGTAAGCACTTGGAAAGTTTTAATTAAAGGTGTTGATGCAACCAGTGCTAATTATTCTTTTGTTATTCAAGATGGCGCAGGATCGCCGCAAACTTTATTTTATGTCAGAAATGATGGGTTATTTTCAACAGGTACAGGAGCTGCGTCTCCATATAACGCTACGACTGCAACAGCAGCCAATGTCAATGTTGATTCAGCAGGGGCATTAAGACGTTCCACTTCATCGGCCAAATATAAAATTGATATCACTGATGCAGATCATGGATTGCAAGAAGTCTTGCAACTTCGCCCTGTGACATATCGAGGGATAAACGATGGCACAACTGTTTTCGGTGGTTTAATTGCCGAAGAAGTGCATGCAATCGGCTTAAAGGAGTTTATCCAATATGCGGAGGATGGAACTCCAGATGCTTTGGCATATGGGAACATGGTGTCGCTTTCTTTCAAGGCTATTCAAGAATTAAACGCAAAAGTTGAGGCATTAGAAGCTAGAGTTGCGGAGCTTGAAAAGTGAAGCAGTTACGTCTTGTAAGAGTTACGGAGTACAACAACGCAACACTTGGCGTGTTGTGTATTGATGACTCTCCTGAGTTTGTAACTCTTGAAGACGCCTGGCGAGACAATGAACGCATGATTAGCTGCATACCCGTTGGGCGGTATAAAGTTATGCCAAGGAATAGCCCTAAGTTTGGAAAGACTTGGCAGGTGATGGACGTGCCTGAACGTGATCATATTTTGTTTCACGCTGGCAATACGCATAAGGATACTAACGGCTGTATCTTGTTGGGTATGCAGTTTAGCAAGATGGACGGTGAGCCGGCTATATTGGCATCACGGTCTGCGTTCTTGCAGTTTATGGGCAAGCTATCAGGTTGTTTAGAAGCTGAACTAATTGTCATTGATGCTTACGGTGGTGGGAGAGTACATTGATGAGCGAAGATTTTTTGCAGGTAAAGTATTGGTTTGACCTCATGGTGAAAGCCATCATCGGTGTGGTTGTGTCTATTGTGGGCATGGACTACAGGAGCGTTAAGAATAGCCTAAAAGAGTTAGAGCAGAAGAAGTATGAGTTAGTTATGCAAGCAGAAGTGACTCACATTGAGTTAGTAGCGGTTAAGGATAGGTTAGATCGAATAGAGAAGAAGTTAGATCGAGCATTGGATAAATGAGGTGGCTGATAGCATTACTAGCGTTTATTGGTAGTGCTCAGGCTCAGGCATCTAGTTATCTCGCTTTGTGTCACCCTAAGTTTAGCTGTGATGCCGCTATAAAGTCCTACGATGGCCAGGAAACAATTGTAGCGGGTTGGTTAGAGAATACCTTCGGTAGCGATTGCAAGTGCGCTGACAGGCTATTACAGGACACTAGACCAAAGGTAGTACGGGTCCATATAGCCAATTCACCTTGCATGAGAAACAAGCGCTGTGGGAAGTATGAGATTCTCTACGGGCAAACAGCGGCATCGGCTAGCAGGGAGTTTATACGAGGCAAAGGGCAGTCAGTTGCCAGGTTTAAGAGGGTGCTTGGTAGGTTACGAGTAAGGTTAAGTAAGGCTGTAGGTCCGATGACGTGTTATGTAGCGCCTTGTTTGGAGTGTGACCTAAATGGACGAGCAAGAAGAGTTATGGGTGCTCTTGTATCTAGTGCTTTGCCTGGGTGCAACATTGTGGATAATCCTTACCGCCAACCGTGTTTATCTGGGACCACCTGTGAGAAGCATGGAACAGATCCTAGACTCTCTGCCCCTTGTATAGTCGATTTAGACGGCATAGACGGCTCTACAATCAACGTAAAGAAGTGGGTTGATAGGTATAGACACTGTGACCTAACCTACTACTGGGAGCCGTGGATGAACTGCATACGGGGTAAGTTCATAGACCCAAGAAGTAGAAACTGTAAGTACGATAGTAGTTTGTTTGAGTATACAAGAGGGATTATATGCCAATACTTTTATCCATTGTCCGACACTTGCTCACTTTAGCCGCTGGTGGATTACTTACCATTGGCGTGACTGAAGATGATGCTGCTGGTCTTGTTAAGGCTGCTGAGCCTGTAGTTGCTGGCGCTGTTGTCTACGGTGTTAGTCAGGCTTGGTCGATTGTTGAGAAGAAGAAGAAGCGTTAATAAAAGCCTTTATAGCGGCGTGAGCGGTTGATTGCTTCCTCTGGAAACTCAGAGTTAAGCAGTCGTTCTAGTCGCTTCCTTACTTTCTCTGCACCTGCTGGGAAGTTAAGAAAGTTCTCGCAGATATACTCTAAGTTATACGGCTTGGATTTTAGCTCGTAGAAAAACCAGTCTAGCCCGATGTTATGACACTTCTGTGAGTCGGACGTGGGGCAAGCGTAGTCTAGTAAAGCTCGCTCTATTACAGCCAGCCAGAGTAATTGTTCTGGCGTAGCTTTATGATCAAACGGTTCCGTTTCGTTTATCTTCTGTTTTTCTTGCATCTTGCAGTTTCAACCAATCTTCTAAGTACATTGTGACTAGCCAGGGGCGCTGTTTCTTTCGATGCACTACAACTGGTGTTCGGTCCCCGCAATCTCTAGTTGCTTGGTCCATGGCTTTGTCTATGTTTAGAGCTTCTACCATCTTACACTCAAGATGGAACTGACTAAGCTCATGGCACTCTACGTCTGAGTTGCCAGCCTTACCGCAAAACTGCTGTGTGCGGTGTGCTTGATAGCCGTACTCTTTTAGGCGATTGGCTAGCTCACGTTCAGCTCTGGCGCCTTTGGCTCGTGAGTTTACCACAATACCCCCTGTAACTTAGTCTTGACAATTATGAACCAAGTACAAGGTAGCTACAACTAATTTCACTTCTCCTCCTTCGGCGGTGTTGGTAGCGGTTGCCAGTGGGTGACTTGATCCAATTCCCATTCGTCTTGTTCCATATCATGAGCACGGCAGTCGCAATCACATGCTTGAAATATAAGCTGCGTTCGGTCGCACCACTTTTCGCACAGATGCGCCACATGAACATTACCATTGGATACAATTAAAACGCAGGAGCTTTCTTTTCTGAGTGAGCAAGAAGTCTTCTCTACATTTGGCAGCCTATCCTTAACGCTGATCCATTGAGGCATCACCTTGTCGGCATCAGCAAGCTGATCCAACTTAGCCTCCAATCGCTTAAAGTTCTCCTCTGTCGCTAGTACATAAGCCTCGTGCCTAGCCTCAGCCTCCTCTAGCGCTGCGTGTGCGTGTTCCTTTGCGGCTTGGTAGCCAGCGAGGAAGGCTTCTTCTGCTATATCCACATCCATCTCGTCATAATTCTCAACGTATTTCTCTGCCAACTCTTCAGGTGTTTTACTCATCTTTTCCTTTAATTTCACTTCTCCTCCTTCGGCGGCTCAGGTAGCGGCATCCAGTGGGTTACATCGTCGAGCGAGTATTCTATGTTACTATGATTTCCATTAAACCATTGTATGTCCCCGTTATGTGTCAAAAACGCAAGATGATAGAATGGAAGGCGTCCATAACTTATTAGAACGTCAACACCTATCTCTGGCAACCTATCCTTCACGCTAATCCAACCGTCCGGCTTTTCCGGAACATTGCTAGCACCAAGCACATCCTCAGCAATCTCATCCGTTGGAGTCATTATGCGTACTGCTTCATGCAGCATTTGCTTAGCTACATCGTTGTAAGTGTCGATAGCTACTTTGTACTCATCCTTTGCGGCTTGGTAGCCAGCGAGGAAATTCTCTCTTGCAGATTTACGCATGCCTTCAGCTTCGGGAAGATTGCCCCACCAATCTCTTGTGTATTCCTCTGCCATTTCTTCAGGTGTCTTCATAACTCCCTACACTTTATACTCATTTCAAGTTCTGTTGGGTCTAGCAAAGCAGACTGCGGCACAAAATAAGCTGGTCGCTCTCCTGTTCGCCAGTGCTGCGATTGCTTGCCGTCCTTACCGCTGATCCAACCTCTAATCTCGTATGTAGGATACTGACCAACTACAAGCACAAACAAAGCCTCACTGTTATCCTTGTCATGCAAAATTAACGAGCCGTCTAAACGCTTGGTATGCCGCACTTGATAACGTCCCACATCGCCTTCTAGCGTCTTTGGATCATTAGCAAGTGCGTTCCAGTATCTTCCTAGCCACTTTGCCACTACCAGTTCAGCACCAGCGCCTTCAATGTCCATGCCCCACATATCTATTGTTGGTGTGCCATTTGTGTGTTGCCGTTGTCGTTTAACAGCGGCAAGCCTACGAGTGACACCAACAGTAGCAGCGTTAAGCATTTCCACGTTGGATAGTGTTATGGGTATTGGCGTGAACATGACTAGAAAGGCAGGTCATCTATTTCATTTTGCGATAGTTCGTAGGTCGCTGGCTTGCCTACCTGCCCTTGACCGCTTGGTACGCCTTCAGCCTTATGCACTTCAGCACCACCACAAAAGTCTAGTGCGCCTTGCAGCATAATGATGAGGTTGCCCAAGTCCTCCTTGAACCAATACTTAGACTCCTTCCACTCGCCTGATACCTTGTCCTTGTACCGCTTGCTAATGCTGATGCTGTAGCCACCGTTACGGGTCTCCCACACTGCTACGCTTACGCCTTTCTCTTTGAAGTCCTTCACTGGCTTGTTCATACTTTTCCTTAGTTTGTTTGTTACGCTTGCTAATACTGTTTCCAGCTTAACCATGTCCCTGGACACCGTGTGTTGTCCTCTGGTACGATACTGATAAGCATATTTCATATATGCCTCCTAGTTACGCCCATCAGAGTTCACTTAAACGGAGTCTGATGGGTTTTTTATTTCCTCAACTATCTGCTTTGCCCAACGCAGGCCATCGGCTTGACCTAGCTCGAATACTGATAAGTGTTCGTCTGTATCAAACTGCGCTAGTGCTGCGTCAAGCGCCGCTATAATCTCATCCATGCTTTTTGCGGTAGAAGTTAATGACATCTTCAATCACGTCCATGAGAAATTGACCTGTTGATGTTGATATCTCCTGCAAATAGCTGATCGATTCTATACGGTAGTAGGTAGTGTGACGCTTCCAGCCGTCTCTTACGTGCTTGGCGTCGTCTCGCTTCCAGTCCCGCTTCTTCTTCTTTCGTCTCTTGAGTGAGTGTTCTGTTACCATATACAACTTGCTCCGTTCTTACTTTTAACAACTCTTGTTTATGCTTCGTTCTCATCTGGTGCCTCCACGATGCACTGGGTCATACGTTCTAGGCGTATTGGTGCTCGCCAGACGTGCTCTCTGACTTCCCTTGCTTCACATTCTCGTAGGTACTGCTCGGCGGCTGCCTGATGCTTCTCAGGTAGTTTGGTGACATCGTAGTAGGTAGGCTGTGTGCGCCGTTTAATCTCAGCCGCTATGTCCATCGGCTTTAGACCGTCTACTTCCACGTCTTCTTTCTTAAACCCAAGCACCTCGCCTGTTTTAGTGCTCACTACTACCTCGTGACCTTCAGGGGGTTGAGGTGTAGGAGCGGCGAACGATGCTGGCATCTCCTCTGCTGTGTAGAGACCGCCAAGCTCTTGAATAAAAGCCTCACGTATTGCAAGGCTCTTAGCGCACTTGGCAAGCATCACTGACGGCATCTGCTTCCAAATAGGCGTTGGCTTGGCGTACTCGGTCATATATGCGGTGGCTATAGCTGGGAACTTACGGTCCTTGCGGTGGACTTTGACAGTACATGAAACCAGTGTTTTGTCGTCCCACTCGTGCGACACTTCCATACCATCGAAGGCGGGATGACTGTTGGCAATCTTTAGAAAGCCGTTGATTCCCGTCATAAGCTGTAAACGTCCGCCAGCTTTAATAGCCCAGATTTCTTTCGTGGCTGGGTTTAGTCCTGTCGCACGGCACATCTCAGCAAACAACAGAAACTCAGGCTCAGTGAGTCCTGGCGCTACTGTGTTGCGGAGAGCATGGAGCATTTCGATTGAATTGTTAGTCGTTGTCAGTTCTTTACTCATAGTTTTCCTTTAATTTGTTCACATTGTTGCCAAAACTCGTACCAGCTTTGTTGGTTTTGTTGCTCCCTGCGCTGCCCGTAGTTCTCCAGATAGTCATCTAGTGCCCTACAGCCTACGCATGGTGTTTTGGCGTCGTATTCGTCTAGTGGTTGTGTGTAGCCACACTCGATACACTCAATGGTCTGGCTCATATACCCTCTGCTATCCAAAACTCAGGGTTGGCGTTGTAGACTGCCTCGTCTATTGCTTCGAGAAGTGTTTCTGAAGGTTGTTGAGTGTGTAGTTCAAGGTTGCCCCACCCTTTCACTGGCGTGAAATGAATGCGTCCGTCTTCGCTTCTCACTTCAACATCAAAGGCATAGCCATTGTGTTCTAGTGACACTGTTTTTCTGTTTATCGCTTTTACGATCATTTGTTCCTCCTAGTTACAAAAGGTATTCATTGTTTACAGCATTACCCCTTGACTGTAAACAGATTAATTACTTTTTGTGCATATTGTTTACCTTCTTGGCATTGAACACGCCCACAGTTATACACCGTAAGAGCGTCTCTAAGGTTGCCGAGTCGGTCTATTTCTTGTCGTAGTATCAGCGCACCACAGCGTAGGTTACTTACTGGGTCAAACAACTCTCCAGCATCTTTAAGCCCGCAGCGTCGGTGGTTCGCTGGCATGACCTGGCTTAGACCACGTGCACCAACAGGTGAGACAGCTAGTTGACGATATCCAGACTCCACTTTTACCAGCGCATGAAGCAATCTGGGGTGGAGTTGGTACGCTTTAGCCGCTCGGTCTACTTCAGCCTCTATTAAGCCTCTGGAAGGCTCTATAGGAGCACGAAGCAGCCTGGTCTGATGGTAGACTAGGGTTTCAGGTAACGCCGTGCAGCACGCTAATACGACGATTGCAGCGCATAACCAGCCGCTGCTTGCTTCCTGGCTCATCGTCGGGTGACTGTGGCTTTTACAGCAGCCGCAGGATCATCCCCTAGCACGTAGACACGGAAGCCGACGGCACAGGTCACTACCCCCACAAAAAAAGCTAGGTGAAGCACAGTGACAGCGATACCCGTAGGCGTGAATAATAGGTCTTTAATTGATTTCATAGTGCCTCCTTACTTTAAGTTGTCCACAGGTTGTCCACAGTCTTGCCACAGGTAGCATTTCAGCGGGATATTATGGGTTTTCTGGGATTCTTGGCGCTCGTCCACCCGACTTATCCACAGTTTCCCGCCCATTTCGATACCCGTACACCCTTGAAGGGCAATCAAGGTAATTACTGCGACTACAACGTAGCCTACTCGTACTATTGTTTGCATATACATTTCTCCTAGTTGTTGTACTGCTAGTATCCAAAATCGAATCCCTTGAGCGGTTGCCCAAGAGCATCATTGGGCACCACCCTTTGGACTGTCTCCTCGCCTGTTAGGTCGGAGTCAAATATATTTCTTTTGGGCTTAGTGGTTGTGACAATGCTATAGCCAGTCCCCCACGGTCCTTTATCCTGCGGTACAGGTAATACAGGCTGAACAGGTAGTCCGTAGACAGGTTGAGCCTGTTGAGGAGGCGGTGGGAACCCCATTATAGCGTTAAACTGCTCTTGAGTGACTTGTGCCATGGCTACGCTCGGCAGCATGGCGATAAAGGTTAGTATTATTTTCATGATTAGTTCTCCTTTGGTGGATTATTTTTCCATGTTTTAATTTCTTCGACTGTGTTGGGTAATGGGGCTGCGTCTTCTTTCAAATAACAGTTTGCCCCACTAAATCCGATGCCGTGATACCCCTTTCGTATCCATTCTTGATCCCAAGTTACTGGGGGTTTTCCTACCTCCTTATAAAAAGCAAGCAGCCCAAGCCGTAGTGCCTTGTAATCGTCAAAACATAGCCAAATAGCTGTAGGGTAATCATCTCCACAAGTGTTTAGGTCTATAAATGTCTGTACTTTCTGTTCAATGTTCATTTAATCCCCTTTGCTTGAATATAATCCTCAACATATTTAATCGCCCGTTTAATGTTCTTAAATGGGTTTCTGTCTCGGATATAAATTGGATAGGGGTATTGGTCATGCGTATCGTTACGAATAAGCATAGTTGGCCAATACTGCCCAAAAGCGTTTTGACTAAGTACAAAATAACACTTGGCGAACTGCCAGTTGTTTTGAGTGTAGGCATTTGTTGGTTTCATATTTGTCTCCTTAGTTACATAAACAATTTACTGTTTACAGCATCACTATGTCAGAAAAGATTACAGCAAGCAAGTAATAGATTCGGATTATTTTTAAATTTCTTTACGGGTATTTCGCGGGAGGGTATAAGTGAGGGAAATAAAAATAAAACCCCTGAGCGTTTTGAAGGGCACTCAGAGGTTTTGAAAAGAAACTATATGCCGAAGATACCATCCTCTCATGCGTTTTTCAACGTAAACAAAAGCTTACTTTTAATTCTCGGTCCGTACGAAACTATCGTGCTTTCCTACGTAGTGGAGTGGCAATCGAAGGGTAAACCTTGCTTTTCGTCTCGTAAGACCATCTCGAAAGAAACAGGCTTCTCCGAGAAAACAGTACAAAACACAATTAAGTCACTTGTCGATAAAGGGTACCTTGCCATCTCGCATCACAAGCGAAAAAGAACCCTTACCGTGACCGATAAAGTGAGTACCTGGTACCCCCAGAGGGGGTATAATATACTCAGTAAGGGGGTAAGAGATAGTCAGATGAGGGGGTACGACGTACTCACTACTAATAAAGAGATTACTAATAAAGATATTACTAATAAGAAATTACTAAAGAGTGATTTAGTAT